TTACTGTACCTGCTTGGCCCACTCGTTCCCAAATGCGTCTTTGAGCTGGCGAAGTGCAGCTTCAATCAGACCCTTAATTTCGTCAGCCGTAAGCTTAAGCCCGTGTTCTTGTGCCCTGGCCGCCAGCCACTCGGCAGCCTTTTGGTATTTGTCAGGACCGTGCAGGTCCTTGTAAACCTGCTCCACGAAGCGCACGGCCAGGGTGGCGAGCTCCTGCTTAGCCGCAAGTTCTTCCTGAACCTTTCTCATTTTCTCCGTACCCAGTCGGCGGCGGATGTATTCTACCGCTAATGCTGCCAAGGCAGGGATAAGAATAGCTAGAATATCATAGGCAAGCTGCAAGAGTTTATCTTCCATGCAAATTACCTCCCAAGTAGCTTAAGTACCCGGTCCAACAGAGCTACTACTTCAGCCCTGGTAATAGGCTGGTCCGGGCGGAAATTGCCCTGCTCATCCCCTTTGATGATGCCCAGCTTTGCAAGTCTCTCGATGCTTCCAGCTGCCCAGTGATTTGCTGGCACGTCCTTAAACATGGAAAGCACCTCCTGAATGATTTTGACGCCAATTACCTTGCCGATACCCCGCGCTATAGCAGTAGCACACTTCTCTTGATAATCGGGGCTACCAAGCAAGCGCTCTTCCTCGGGGCTAGAGATAAATGCCAGTTCCGTCAATACAGCCGGCATGTTAGTACGGCGCAAAACATAGTAGTTGGCCGTTTTAACCCCACGGTTAGCACGGCCTGTGGCTGCTATGAGCTCGGTTTGGATAGCTTTTGCGAGGATTTCGCCTTGGCCACCGAATTTATAGCAATAAGTCTCGGCGCCCTCTGCTTCGGGCGTTCCGGCAGAGTTGCAATGGATAGATACGAAATAATCTGCACCAAAAGAATTTGCAATGTCGCAACGAGGTTGAAGGTCAATGAATACGTCGCTGGTGCGAGTAAGCCTCACCTCCACGCCGGCTTTGCGTAGCTTTTCGGCTACCTTCAGCGCCACCGCAAGGTTTACATGGGCCTCCTTGAGGCCATTAGGTCCGACCGCGCCAGGGTCAGAGCCACCATGGCCTGGGTCTATAACAATACGCACGATACCACCTCCTAAATGGTCGGCTTTTCAGGAGCCCCGTCTGGCGCCGTAGCTTCTGGGGCTACTTCCGGCGTCTGCGTTATCACGGGGTCCTGTTCCTGGTAGTAATAAGGCTGCTGATAGTACCCCTGCTGAGCAACAGTAAAGCCGCTTCTCCTCGGCCAGGGAAGCGGCAGCCCACTCAACATCTTGCCGCCCACAGCAATCAAGAGCGGGTAACTAAGAACCAAAAAATAATCCACCTGGTTTCCGGACAAATCTTTGGCTAATGCGAATTTCACCGCCACATACATCCAAACGGGGAGGACGAGAACAGTTACAACGTCGGCTAAGCTCCAGCCGTCAGGGTCTGACCAAAACCCTCGAACCTTCATAGCCATCACCGCCTTGCTCTTTCTAATAGCTCATCAATTTTGGCCTCCTGCCGGGTAAGGCTTATCTGGATAGCCTGGACCACCGCCGTCACTTGCTCCAAGGCTTTTGTATTGTTCTGCACCACCTCCGCCAGGTTTATCTCATCTCTGCGCTCAATCCAGCGCCCAATGATATAGATAAGCCCAGCTACGGCGAAAAAAGCAATACCGTACTGTGCAAGTTCAGGGCCGGGCATATGCCTCACCCCCGGGATTGGCGTTGTTTTTTCTCATCGGCATCCCCTCCTCTTGTTAATACAAAGTTTTCGAGCAGCTTTCGCCGCAAATTGTAGCTATTAGCATGGCTCACATGCCCGAGCCAGGATTGGATTGTCGCGTTAATCTTATCTAAACTAATACGGCCTTCCCGAAACTTACGCTGAAAAGCCTTGAGCTTCCGCTTCATCCTTTTTATGCTGGACTTCCTAACCAACCTATGTGTTGGCCAAATACGATACCCAAGAAAGTCAATTCCCTGGCTAATAGGCCATACTCCTGTTTTGTCATTGAGACGTAAGTCCAGTTTATCGGCCAGAAACCCTTCGATTTCCTTCTTGACTTCCCATAGGTGCCGTTTATCCCCTCCAATAATAACGAAGTCATCCATATAGCGCACATAGTACCTTTCCCGGAGGACCTCCTTTACGAAATGGTCAAGTTGGTCAAGATAAACATTGGCCCATAGCTGGGAAGTCAAATTCCCAATAGGGAGACCTCTGGGACAGTCGCTGCCATCACCGCCGCTGTCGATAATCTCATCAATCAGCCAAAGAGTATCAGGACAGGTAATCCGTTTCCTGATTATAGCCTTCAAGATGGCATGATTAATGCTCGGGAAGTATTGGGCTATATCTCCTTTTAAGCAGTAAACCCGCTCCCATTTACGCTGCGCTATACGAAGAAACTGCGTTACCCTATCCGCGCCGGCATGGGTACCTTTGCCAACCCTACAGGCGTAACTATCATAAATAAACCGGGACTCAAAAATCGGCTCAATGATGTTGCAAAGGGCATGTTGCACCACTCGGTCCTTGAATGGCAATGCAGCAACTAATCTGGTCTTGGGGTCATGAACATAAAAGAACCGGTACGGTCCGGTTCTGTAGGTCTTCCAAATAAGCTCGTTTTGGATTTGCAGAAGGTTCTCTTCTAAGTTTGCCGTAAAGGCAAGGACCTCTTGTTGGTACCTTTTGTTACGCCTGGCTTTCAGGTATGCTCGGTATAAGTTTTCAAAATCATAAATGAGCGGATAGAGGTTGTTATGTGTTTTCGCCAATTTCTCACCCCCATTGAGGGCGGTAGCGGATGACTTTCACCTTGCAAGGTTACTTGCCACCCGCTACCTGTTTATGTTTTTTGCCGGCCAGACAAGCTGGCGCGACAAGGAACCGGGTTCCTTTGCCTGCGCACTGGACGAAACCCCGTGGGGTTTCGACTTCTGGCTTGCCAGGCAGAGCGGCGCGGAAGCCGATGTTGCCGCCCCAGTTGCCGACCGGATTGTTCAGGTTCAGAGCGAAGGCAGCCCGGGCCGGGCCCCCATCGTCCCAGCGCCCGCCACGAAGAGCGACCCGCGCATTGCAACCCGGCCCCCGCAAAAAGCTCTAGCGCATGGATTTCATCCATCCGCCGAGCATTTTGCCTATCTCGTTAAGCATTGCAGCCCAGTTTTCGTATTTCCTGAACGGTAGAAAGCCGAGCTGCATGGCCAACCGTATAAGCGAGCGTAGGTAATCGAGCTCCACGTCCATTTCCTGGAACGTGGTCTTTTTGTAATACTTCTTGTTGGCAGCGATAATAAGGCTTAGGAGCCTATACATCGACTTTTTAATGTCAGCCGCCAAAGTATAACGCTCGCTTTTGGGGAACTGGCGAAGAGCGGTATAGCCGTAAGCAATCATGTCTTCGCACTTTTGCCTTATCTTTAACTCTTGCATTTCCCCCTACCTCTAATTTTGGATTGGGGGCTTCGCTATCGCTCCGCCCCCAGATTACCAGAATTTCAGATTTCAGATTACAAACTCAAAGCGGCGCGGAAGCCGATGCCGCCGCCCCAGTGGCCGACCGGAGGGCGCAGGTCCAGAGCGAAGGCAGCCCGGGCCGGGCCCCCATCGTCCCAGCGCCCGCCACGAAGAGCGACCCGCTGCCCTTTCCATCTCGCCCAGAACCCGTCCTTCCATTCTTCATTGCCAGCACTGGCATTTACGCTGGCCGGCAAGGCCAGGGCGGCCAGCTCAGGCTCAGTACGCATTGTGAGGAACAAGCCGAATTGCCAAGCCCCCCAAGTGGCATCAGTAGAAGCCGCATCATTATTACTCATCTGCGGCGAAATGCACGCGAACTTCACGCCCTGGGCATGGGCGGCAATAGCAGAACCGTTAGCTCCACGATTGACTGTCAACTGATTGCCGTCTACCGCCGTTACCGTCATTTGCTCATTCTCAACTTGTAGCACATCCCCGACCGCAGGGCCGGTCTTGCCAGGCCCTAAGACTAGCTTCGAGTAAGTGAAAGTAGCGGGGTTAGTAGTATTGTTCAGGCCACTATCCGCAATGACAGCGCTATACCCACCCGGAATCAGGCAGTAGTCGGTCATTTGGATTACCTGGGCCCCGTTTCCGTGAGGGCCGGCGGTAGTGCCTTCTTGACCCCTCTGACAACCCGTTAAGGTATAGGTGCCGTTGCCGTTATCAACGAAGTTGCTGTACCTTACGTACTCATCAGTGTTGGTCCCCTCAGCCTTAATTAACACCAGACCATTAGTGGCGGGCCAAAACTCTGGGTTCTGAACATTAGCGATAACTATGGCGGTATCGGTGGCAGTTATGCCGTCTGCGTCCTGGATAACAGCGGTTTTCTTTGCCGTGTAGATGCCGGTATCTATAGTAAAGTCGATAAACTCCCATACGTTGCCTACCAGGTCGAATACCCCATTAGCCATGCCATTATGAGACCAGCTTATCGGGCCCGTACCGGTTAGAACGCGGGCAAATTGGTGACCGTAATAAGGATAACCAGAGCTCCCTGGCGTGCCGCCTATAGAAACGTCAGGCACCCCATAGTATTCAAAGCTGTCCGGGTCCCGGATGTCACGCCCGAAATAATTATTCCCGCGTATATCATGCCCCAAGAGCTTGATGAGGAAAGCTAGAGTAGCCCATTCTTTCATGGTCATAAGGTGGCAGGATACACCGTTGATTTTGCGGTTCTCGCACGCCTTCTTCGCGTTATCTAACGTAATTTCTGTCCAGGGCACTTTGCCGGGCAAAGAAACCGCTACATCCGTGGTAGACCCGGCAGTAACGGTTGGGTTGGTACCGATGCCTCTGGAAGTGCTGGTCGCATTTTTGTGGCTGCATGGATACTTGTCAACGAAGAATCCGCCTAAAAGCAAGTCCTGTGGCGGAAACTGCCCGTTATCCCAAATCCCGGCTGGGATGCGGAACTTGGGAATATAGACCATTTGGGTCAGAGCTCCATCATCGGTTTTAAAGGTTACCTCTCGGGTACCTGCGTTAATTTGGTCACGTAGCGCTGCTAAGCTAAGTTTCGAGATATTGGGCATTTATACCACCTCCGGTAGGGGAAATACTGTTACCTGCACATCGCTGGACTCCAAATCAAGCGGCACCGGCACTGATTTATAGATGGTCATACCGTTCTGGTCAACTTCATCAGTGGCCACGCTTTCATATCGCTGCGGAGGCAGAGTCGTCTCTGCAAGCAGCCAAAAGTGGTCACGGTTAACATCAGTCGAAAGCGAACCGTCTTTTTCAAGGTAAAGCCTGAATGCCTTGCCTTGATACGGCTCCAGGTCGAACGTGCCGCCGGCGCAATTAATTGAGCCTGTCGAAAATGGAGCCACAATCAACTTATTGGCCGCAAGTCTAATAGTCTCATTGGGTTTACTTGGGTCATGTTGGATAAGCACTATCTATCCCTCCTAAATCAGGTAATCAGTTGATAACGGAATGCACCGGTGAATCCACCTGTATTGTAAACCGTAAAGGCATTGGCAGCTTTTGAGACCCACACATCCCCTAAATCTCCTTTAGTGTCGGCTAAAGGAACAATGTTAACGATATAGTTCGTATGTCCCAGGTTATGGGTAATGGTGCGGCCAGCCGTACTATTGAAAGTGCTCTCACCTTGCAGCGTCTGGGTCTCCAGGGCGTCCAGCCTTGCATCCAGATTTGCGTACCCTCCGCGAGCGGTCGAAACTTCGCTTTGTAAGGCATCTAACTGCTGTTTGAGGTAGAGAGTACGGTTAGCGAGTTGCTTATGTGGGCGGTTATCAATACCGTCCGGGCCACCCTGCACTGGGTCAGTCGCTTCAATCTGATATATACCGCTTTCCCAGACTGGGCTTTCAGTGATATTTGCCATTAAAGGTCACCTCCTAAATGTAAATGGTCCAGGAACCCTCTATTTCAACGTCAGTGTCCTTTACGATGGCCCCCGTCCTCGTGCGGCGGGCAAATAGGGTGCCGTCGGCAGCAATGAGGCCAAACTCTACGATGTTTTTTCCATTCGCCTCGCTCTCCAAAATGATGAAATCAAAGCGTACCGTCTGCGGGTCAACATAGGTAAACCCGCTCAGCGGCTTCACAAAAGCGGATGTAATTTGGGTATCGCTGCCGCTGGGAGGAGTTGAGTTGGTCCCTACTGCTATCTGTGTTATTTTCGGCAAAGACCCGGCTCCCTCGGCAAGAAGTTTCGCTATTCGCTGGCGCGGGAGGTTTACGATCAGATTTTTATCCTGCCATTCTTCCACAACCTTCCCACGCCGGCGGACTACTATTTTTAGCTCGCCTTGCAGCGGTATAACGTCAGTGGCTTTTTCCATTCCCCCATCACCTCCTTAAGCCGCAAGTACAGGCTGACGTTTCTTGCGGACGGTAAAAGTCATGCCGTCACCGGCCACACCATGCTTAATAGTGCCATCGTGCGTCCTGGGACCGCCATAGGCTATTGCTCCGTTGTGGAGCAGAACGCAATCGCCATACCACGCCCAACCCATTTGCCTTAGTCCTGCTCCGACATGGGTCTCGCTGCCATCATAAAAATATAGGGGTTGTCGTAACAAGCTGCCAGTGTGCCTATACCTTTCCCCGCCGTGCGTTAATGGTGCGTATCCCTCTTCCCCAAAGGGCCGATCGGTTATCCTGCTTGCAAGCTCAAGTCTTGGTGGTGCATCGCCCTCGATAGCCGGACCATAGCTGCCGGTGCGAGCATCTCCGTTGTGCCATCTTCTGTCACCAAGAAGAAGGTGTTGAATTTTTGTGCGAATATGACTTAATCCTATGCTTTCACTTAAATTCAACTTATCTTCGGTTGCCAATAACAACCCTATCGCAGCAAGGACCATGTGAGCGGGGGCAACCTCTTCTGTAATGGCAATAATTTCTGCTTTATCCGTTGCAGTAAAAGAGCGCCATTCTTCTAAATCGGTCTTTATCTTGTAGTGCGCCCACCAGGCTGCCTCTCGAACGCCGTTATCGTGGTACTGGGTACCATCGTATAGTGGCCTTGGACTTTGCTTTATCATCTCTTCTACTTTCGCATTCACAAACCCCAGGACTTTTAAGGCATTGCTTAAGTCTTGTACAGTAATACCACCGGAAGCCCTGAGCCTTGAGAGCACTCGCGCTTTCCGAAGTTCCAATGGAGCTTCCGGCGTCGAAGGCAACCCCAATTCCTGCTCCCAGAATTCTACCCCCCATGTCGAGGTTAACAAGAAAAGCTGAGATACCACATCGTCCAACACCGCAAAAAGGTCTTCAATCTGCACATCTGCCGCTTCTAATAAGGGCAGTAACTTTTCATGCTCCCATGGAAATAGGGGCATTTCTCATACCCCCCTTAAGCAACTGTTATCTGTACTTGCCCTAGCTGGGCGATCTGGTTGGGCGCAAGCATAATATTAGATGTTGGGGCAGCCAACGTGTAATCTTCCACACCCTGCACACCAAGAATGGTGCTGCCTATTGCCGTTGGCCTGATTATTCCACCAATGGGAATTGAAGCGATATAAGCTGCCAGAGCACTATTGATGTTATTGATTACCTCGTACTGAGAGTAGCCAGAAGCTATCATCACTGTTGCCGTAATATTCACTTGCAGCACCTGTGGGGCGATTACCCGCACATCGGCTCCCAGAGGCCGGCGCTCTTCGATATACGCTTGTACCTGTTGCAGGAATTGCTCATCCGGTAAGCCGCTTTGGGTAATTACCAATACATCAACCGTTCCGGGGCCACGTGCAGCTGGTATGCATTTCGCTACCTTTGCTCCGGCGGCCTGAGCCCACGTTTCATAATCACGTTTCGTGCCACCACGTATCGGATTCTTGATAGTAGCCATAATTCTTTGTCTCAGCTCCTCGTCGCTTTCCGGGTCAACCCCTCCGGTCACTCCTTCAGGGCCCACCCGTACGGTTTCAATTAGGCTTATTGCAATCCCAACCTGTTTCAACTCAACACCGGCGGGCAGGTTATACGCTTTACCAACCGCCACAGCTTCCACTGGTACTGCTGCCTCGGTTGCTCCCTGGGGCAGTTCTGCGTCCTGGGTGCTCTGGTAAACTAAATCGCCATAGGCAAACTGCGTTCCTTTGGGGATAAGTTGGCCGAATGGGGCTGGGGTGGAGCGGGACACTATCACGTTTCCCTTCGCCTTTGTACCAGGATTGCGGGTTAATCCCCACTCCCAAGCCCGCCTGTCCAGCCATTCACCTGTGGCCTTATCAATAAAGAACTTGTCAGGCACCTGGGAGATGGCGTACCAGACCTCATCAAGTCCGTAGGCAAATGCTTCTACCAACGTCCTGGCCACGGACCCGGGATTAAAATCAGTTATCCCTGCTGCTGTTAGCCGGGCAAATATCTCGTTCACTATCTGGTCAAACGTTTTGGTATTAAGCGGCACCGGTCGTCACCTCCCAGATAAGGTTTTCGGCCACCTGGCTTTCGATGGGCACGAAGTAGATATAAAACCTGGCTGTTCTCGTCTCGGGGTAAAGTTCGTAAGATACATCAACCCGCTGCACCCTTGGCTCTTGCTCCAAACATTCCCTTATCGCTGCTACTACCCGCACGGCCCAATCCTCGTCCATTTCCTCCGAAAGCAGGTCCCAGGCCGGGTTTCCGTAGTCAGGATGAGCAAAAAGCGCCCCCTTGGGTGTTTCCAACCGGCGTAAGATAGCGGCCTTGAGATTATCAAGACCATCGGTTAGCTCATAGTCTCCTTTGACCGCCTCGCCGGTTAAATCTCTGCCATAAATGCTCAACTACATCACCACCTTAAAGCCGGGCTATGACCACGCCGCTGTTTATGTCACCATTGAGGAAGACCACCACTACCTCGTCGCCGACTTTCAAAGTGCCGTAGCTCATTCGCTCTACCGTTCCCGCCTGACCGTTTATCTTCGTAAAAGTATAGGGCGGTGGCGGGTCCTCTTTTGGTGGCCGCTCAATCGTACCCGAAGGGTCGGCAGTGATAACTGGCGTTTTCAACTCTACTTTTTCCTCGTAGAGCAGACCTGTCGCCACCGGTATCCAGCTCGTCTCTACTCCCAATAGCGGAATAAAAACCTTAGCCTGGCCTTTTTGAATATCTAGCGACGTGATTATCCCAGCTTGCGGAAACGTCAAATTTGCCATGTTCCCACTCACCCTACATTTTCTTTTCCTGGTAGTTGTAAAGGTCCTGGCGATACTGCTGTGCATCCTGCGGCCTTATATTGGTCACGGAAAGGTCTACGGTATAGCCGCTCGCGCCAAAACGGTGAATTGCCCGGTTAATGTAGTAGGTTCCCGAAAACCTACCAAAACCTTCCAGGATAACCCGCTTTTCTGCCTCCAGCGCAGGGTCGCCGACCACAGTCAGCTCGCCGGTAATTACCTGACGGGATAGCTCCTTCAGCCGCTTCTCGGCCTTTTCTTTCGCCTGGGCGTAGCTTTTAATCTGCGAATCGTAGATAATGCGTTCAACTATCCGGCCCATTTGTTGAATAAGGAAGTCGTCCTGGGCTGATGCTTCTATTCGCTGCTTCTTGGTCCAGTGCCGCACGGTAACCTTGTTGTAAACCCCCACGCTGGAGTCGTCGAAATCAGCACTTACCACGTTCTTCTTCCAGACGTAGCGGCCCACTATCTCTGCTTCTTCGGCCCGAGGAGCGAAGACCAGTTTTTTCTCCTTCTTGACATAGCAGACATATCCCTCACGCTCGGCGAGCTCCTGGAGCATTTCCCACTCGGTAGTGTCGTGGAAAATATCCCTCTCCAGGATGTCGGTGGTCGGGGTCACTTGCGGGACCAGGCCGTGTTTTTGAGCCAGCATTTCCGCAATTTGCGACGCGGTACGTTCTGCATAAGCTATGCTGTACTCGGTATCAATCAAGTCACGGCTAAAGTCCCGGCACATGAGGGTTACAGTTTCGCCCTCGCCGGCAAAGCGGGGCTTAACCCCGTCTATTTTTCCTGCAAAGCAAAAGCGCAGTTCCTTCGCGCTCCAGTTTTGGGCGTCTTTAACGTAGCCGAGGTATAGTTTTATCTCTTGATTTTTGCGCAGCCAATCAGAGAGCAATTCCCGGTTGCAAAGCTCCACCTCTAACGAGTCAGCTGCGAGGTAAAGAGTGCTTTCCCAGGTCAGGCTGATGATGTCGCTCCAGCGCACCGGCACGCCGTCAATGGTGATGTAGGCTCTCGGTATCACGCCGGAATCACCAGCCTTTGGCCAACCCGTAGCTTGCGCGGGTCAACTATGTTATTTGCCTCGGCTATTTCCCTCCACCTTGGCCCACTCCCAAGATACTGCTGGGCGATTGCCCACAGGGTATCACCGGGCTTGACGATATACTCCTTGCTACTGCCCTGGCTTTTGGCCCCGCTTGTCTGTGTCCCACTCCCAATTCCCCCGGTTTGCTCCTGCACAGGCGGGGCTACTTTCGGGGGAGGCATTACTGCCAGCAGCTCAATGCTGTATTCCACTAATCCATGCCTCACGAGCTTCCAGGGAAAGTTGCGAATTATAACCTGTTTGCATAGCTCCGGGTACTCGCTTATGAAAAGCTGAACTGGCTTCCCGGCATCTTTCATGCTTTCAATCCTTATCGCCGTCTTATATGCGTTGTCGCCTACCAGGGCCCCTTCCCAACTGATGACCGTTTCCTCTTCGCCCATATCCTGATAAACAGGAGGTGCGCCAGGAATAGCGATAACAGCAACCCGCCTGGGGTTAGAAAAAGGAAGTTCCCGGCGGGGAGCAAGGGGGAACACTACATCGCCTAATGCCACTTTCATCTCGCATCACACTCCACGCGGACCACGGCTCTTCTTGTATTTGGCCCGCATCTCAAACCAGCGCTCCAGCTCAGGTCCCAGCCGCTCGGCCAGTCTTCTTGCATCGTAGTCGGGTTTACCGCTGCCTTCGATGGTGATGTTCTGTATGGTCACACTAAAATTAACCCGCTCGGACGCATTGAACACCCCTGGGCCAACCGTTCCGCCTGCCGGCGTAAGCATCGGCCTCACCGTAGCCGCAGCCCCAGCCGCAGCCACTGCCAGGGTGGGAGAGAGCAGGGGAGCGGCGAAAGACCGAGTGATATAGTTCATTGCTGCCGCTATCTGCCCAGCCCCGGCCATGAGGCCAGAAGCATACATCCTGATAAAGTTAGGTGCCCAGCGGTCTGCGTAGCGGCCAGGGCCTTCTTCGGTTGGCGAAGAGAACCCGAGCCACGCCTTGATTTTTTCTGCTGCTCCTTTGAGAGCCTCGGGAATAGCGGCAATGCGCTGCCTTATTCCTTCCGCAAAGCTATTGATAAGATTGCGTCCCCATTCGAGGGCCTTGCCCGGCAGCGAGCTCAGCCATTCCATTGCGGCAGCAGCAGCATCTCTGATACCATCCCAGGCTTTGCCTGCGCTTTCGCGAATAGTCTGCCAGACCCTAATCAGCCAATCACGGAAGCCCAGGAAGTTGGTCTTCCACGCCGCTATAGCCCCAGCGATAATGGCTGTGACGCCAAGAATAATCCACCCCACGGGACCAAGGCCAATCAACCAGGCCATTGCCATGCGGGCCGCAGCAATTAGAGCCTGGGCTGCAAGCCGTAGCAGCGTAAGCCCAAAACGCCCGGCTATCGTTATTCCCTGTAAAGCCCAGCGGCCAAATGTGGCCAATCCTTGGGCTGTGGCCCGGATTATGCTCAGTCCCAACTGTCCTGCAAACCTGCCGGCGGTGATGAAGGCGTTACCAAGTCTACTTACCAGCAAGCCAATCCTCGTTAGCGTAGGATGCCCGAATGCAATCGCACCCCACAAGGCCCGAAAGATACCCGCTCCTTGACGGAAGTAGTTGAAAGCATCCCAGAAGCCTTTCAGGCTGCGGCCTACTACCAGGCTTGTTTTGGCAAAGCTAAGCAACGGGCTGAAGAAGAAGCTGGCGAATATCTTTCCCATGCCCGTTAAAATTCTGAAGCCGCCCAAAGCGACGAGAACCTGGGCTATGCCTTTAGCCACTTGTGGGTTGGCTTTAATCCAGTCGGTTAAGACATTTAGAATGTCGGTTATCCGGTCAATATAGCCCTTTATCGCATTCATGAAGGGCGTGCCCGCTGCCGACATGAAGTTTTCCACGCTGCCCATCATGTTCTCGAATTTGGCCGCGAAGGTTTCCTGCATCATTCTGATGCGCTCCATGAGCGGGATGGCCTTTTCGTATTGGCGGTTAATGTCCTCTATGCTACCTTCGCCTTCCTGGATAAGCGCAATGGCAGCGCGGGCCCCTTCAACGCCAAAGATATTCGTCAAAATATCCATCTTGACGTTCTCCGGTAGCCCTTGCAGATGCTTGCGTAAAACATTGATAATGTCCAGCAGTGGTTTGGCCTTTCCGCTGGCATCAAAGAAATCACGCTGAAAGTTTATGCCTATCTTTTCAAGAGCTTTGGCTGCCTCTTTTGAAGCTGGCGTAAGCCTCAACAGCATCTGGTTAAGGCTCGTACCTGCGATACTTCCTTCCATACCCCGGTTATTGAGCACCGCTAGGGCAGCTGCCGTTTCCTTTACGGTTAGCCCGAGCTGGGCCGCCGTGCCGGATACATACGTCATGCCGGCCAGGAGCGAAGGTACGGAAGCAGTGGAGGCTGCGTCAATGCGGCTCAGGATGTCGGCAACACCAACCATATCCTTGCCGGCGACTTTAAAGGCGTTCCCGATTTTGATTATCGCCTCAGCCGAAAACTCTGGCGGTATTTTAGCCGCTTGCGCGAGATACAGAGCCGCCTCAGCCCCGCCCTCCAGGACCGTTTGTAGGTTCATGCCACCTTTTATCAGGGTGAGCATCGTCTGCCCCGCTTCCGCGCCACTGTTGCGGGTTGCTGCTCCGAGCTGCAATGCTTTCTCTTGCACCTGCTGCATGAGATTATTCAGTTGGTCTGCCGGCATGGTGGTTTCGTAAATATTTGCCCTTATGTCCTGCAGTACATCCTCCAGTTCACTGGCTTTCCTCACTACTTGCTCCACCGGGGCAATCATAGCCATGCCTTCGGCTATGTCCGCCGTGCCAGAGCTGCGCCACTTCTCCATAGTTTCCTGGGCCTGCTTTACGTTGTTGATAGCATTGTTAAACCACTGGTCAGAAAATAGCCCTCCGGAGACCTGCTGCTTTACATTCTGGATGGTCCTGCCCAGGCTTTCCACCTGCGCCGCAGCAGACCTTAATGCTCCGGCCATGTTATTATAGGCAGTCAGGATTAGAGCAACACTAAAGCTCGTATTCACGCCCGCACCTCCTTTCTCCCGGCCTTCTTTTGCCTTATAATGGAATTAGGGGGTGTCTTTATGTTTGAAATCATTCTCAAAGTCGTGTTGATATGTATCCTCGGCGTCGTAATATTAGCGGGCCTGGCAATTATCTTTGGCATTTCCCTCGGTATTGGCTGGATAATGGGGTCAATGCTCAACGCATTTTGGCATATTCCCATGTGGCTTGGCGTGAGCGCCATTACCATAATCGTTGCCGTGTCGATGATAGGGCCGCTTGTGGGGTGGTGGGAGGAAAAAGGCCGTCACAGCTGGGCACCAATACTGGCCACGCTCTGGATGTTCGACCGGATGACCAAAGGGAAGGATTGAATAGGGCCGCCTTCTATCTGCGGCCCTATTCGTTTTCCTCCTTCTCGGCCTCCAGAACCGCAGAAAATGCCTCCCACAACGCTGCCTTGACCTCTTCATCCAGCTCCAGCCACTCGTCTAGCTTTATCGCTCCAGTTACCCGCGCTATTGCGGCAAAGCGGTAGAGGTCAAGCTGTCCCGCAAAAAACGTGCGACATCTCTAGCCTTCTCCTGCGTCTCCTGGCTGCCACCAAATAGCTCATTGAAGACCGCGGAATAAAAGTCCACGTCCTCCAGTGGCCAGCTATCGAAAAGGTAGCGGTAGTCTTCGGCAACCTTTTGCCCGTCGATTTCGACCACTACCTTGGCCTTGAGGTACTGGTCAATTAAAAGCCCTGCACCAAGCAGATTGTCTTGCGTCACCCTGAGCATACGGATAACGTCAAGCCTATCTTTGCCGGTAGGAGCACGGAATTTAATCTTTCTTCCGCTGGGGAGCTCCAGCGGACCATAAATTTTAGCCTCCATCTATTAACCCTCCTTAAGCCCCTTCAATACCTTCAGCTTTAAAGTCAATGTCCTCTTCCATGATGTCCTTGCCTGCCTTGAGCTTTAGCCCCAGGTCGCTAATTTTGCAATTCAGTAAGCGATAACGACCGACAAAGCCTTTTTCCGGGGCATTGATGTTGACGATAATAGTAAACCTGGGCGACGGCGGAATACGGCTGCCTCGCTTCAAGGAAGACTGTCCCCAAATACGCTTGATAATGTCGAGCAGCATATGCCCGCGCTTCAACTTACCTTCGATTTTGATTTCGCCGTCCAGAATGGCTGGGATACGCTCGCCGAGTTCCAGGTATTCCTCGGTGTCCTCCTTGATGGAGAACTCAGCTTCCTGGTAGTCTCCCACGAGCTCAGGTCCTTGTGGTCCGGTAATCAGCACCGATGCGTCATAACCCTGTATTTTAGCCACGCTTCTTCACCTCCTTGGTGGTTTCGGGTGGCTTAGCCTCCTGCTCAATACTCAAAGCTTTGACCGGGCAGGAAGCTACGCATAAGCCGCACTCTACGCATTCACCCGCTATCACCGCTTTCCCGTTCTCCAGCTTCAATGCCCCGGTGGGGCAGGCCGGGAGGCACAACCCACAGCCAGGGCAGGTATTCTTAATCTTCAGCATCGCTCATCACCCTCTTACGCCGTGGTCAGGAGCCGCTGTACGGCCACATCGATATAGTCCGAAGCATAAACTGGCCGCACGCGTACCTTGACGTTCAGTATGCGAGCCGCAATGGTCTCAGGAGTATTGTTGGTATCGTCGCAGATTGTTGGCTTATAGTCGTAAATCTCGCCCTTGCGCTTCTTGTTCTCCAGGTGGGCATCAATCTGGGCAGCTACCGCCATCCTGAGCTCCGGAGTGTTCTCCTCCGAAATAGCCCACTGGAGGGCATCATAAATCTCCATCTCAAGCTGGTCGAATTGCCGCCTGATGTTCGTCTGATTCCATGCCGGGTCAGAAGAGAGCGTCAAGCCGTTCCTAATGCGATAACCCCGCCCGGGCACCAAGGTGATAGGAGAAATGCGGGCCAGAGTAAGAGCCTTTACCTCGGCGTCGGTAAAGTAACGCTCGGTCCCCGTAATGCCTACGATTTCCTTGTTGCTCGGGCTTTGCTGCGAAGCCAATACCGCAAGCCTGCCGGCATAGTAGCCATCCGGAGCAACGTAAGTTCCAGCTTCTTCAAGCGGCTCCAGCCACGGATAAGTCATGATAGCCCTCATGCTGTCCAGCTCTGTAGTTACCTGGGTGGCCGCATCAACCGTGAGCCCGGGAGCGGTATTAAGTACCGCCATGCGCAAGCCCTGGCCGATAGTAGCCGCCGCGCAGTGGGCGATTAACGCCGCATGAATCTGCTCTGAATACTGCTGGGCGCAGACCACAATTGCCACCCTAACCGGCTCCATAGCCTTAAGCCCGGTCCTGTTACCTTGGGCGTCAATGGTACCAATGTAATCGCTGTCGGTAGTATCAGCACCGTCGTTGCCACCGGAAAGCGGAGTGGCAGTGATATTGGCCGGGATATTAGTGGCTCCCGTTGCCTTGCTCAGTTTCACCAGATTAGACTTAACACCGCTCAGGTTATCCAGAGTAAGGTTATCATGCGTTTCAGAGACTTTACCGTAAGTCACAACGAGCTTAAAAGTTCCGGTCTGGGTTCCGCTCGCTACAGCCACCTTAATGTCGTTGCCCCAAGTTCCAGGCGTGACAGCCTCTACCAGTACGCTGTCGCCATTGGTGCTGTCTTTAAGTACCAGGCTGGCCGCCTTAAGGTTGGGGCTGCCGATTCGCACAACTTTTAAGTCATTTGCCCCTTGGTGTAAAGCTCCGCGGGCCGTTAAATACCCGGTCAACCCGGGCTTATACTCACCAAAGACTTCAATCAGTTGCTCCAGGCTTCCAATGGTCACCGGCGTATTAACTGGGCCCTTGGAAAAAGTCCCCACGATACCGATGGACGCAAGGCTCACCGATGGAGTAGGGCGAGGGCCTACATCCGATTCGTCCACGGCCACGCGGGGGACGATGTACTCAAGCGCCATTTATTCATACCCCCTCATTGTCCGATTTCAGCATTCACGCTACCCACAGTTGGGTAAGTTTCCTTCCTCACTCGCTCAGCCGAATAATCAACCTCATAGGTTATTTCAGCCAGGTGCAAAAGCAGCCCCTGGTTTGCCTCAGCGGTCAAGTATTCGATTTGGCTGATGAAACCGCCGTCCACCAAACCACCGAGAGTGCGGTTTTCGTTAAGGCAATAGCGGACAGTATGGGCAAGTTCACGCACCGCAGCCTCGCCGGCGGCAGGGTCTTTGTCCCTGGTCCAGACCACTATTTTTAATGTTGCGGATGCCGCGTCCACAGACCTGGTGTCCGGCGCAAACACTTCCTTTTCGATTCCCACGCTCACGCCAGGTGCTTTCAGGGTTATAAGGCCGTTCACCGGCTGCCATTCCTGAATTTGGGCTAAAGCAGGGTCGTTTTTGAGCACGGTAAGCACGGCATTCGCAATGTCTATCATGGCAATTTCCCCTCAAGTAAATAGTCACGGGTGGCCAATATGATAGCCCGCTTATCCTCGTCCTGGACCAGCAAGAATGGCCGTGCCGGTATACGGGCCTCGCGCAGTCTCAAGAACCCGCTGGCGGTGGGGACAAAAAGGAAGCGATACCGCTTCGGCCTTACCACCCCGCCGAGCTGGTGGATGCGGGCATACGGCAGGGAGGAGCCGATTTCAACGTAGGTATCGCCAATCCGGCCTATCTCGATGCTCTTCTTTAAGTCGCCCGAGCGTTGCAGGATTTTAGCTCCTGCCACATACCGCTGAACGTAACGCTGTTCAATGGACCTGCGTCCTCTTTCACCAGCCCGCTGCCAAGCCTTGGTGCTTTGGGCCCTTGCTACCGCCAGCCCTTCGTAAATTGCCTTGGTGAGCTCGCTCCACGGTTTCCACCTCGGGCGGCCCTGTTCCTCAAAGTTGCGGGCAACGCTTTGAAGGAGGATGTTTCCGGCTGCCCGCATCAGCGGTCTGGTCTTTACTCCCCGCTGGGCCATGCTGCCTATTACGTTCATAACTGCTTCCATGCCCTTTACCTCAATCTCAACCTTTACCACTGGCCCAGCACCTCCTCTAACGGGCTGGGGCCTTTCGTTGTTGACGCAATACAGGGCCTCACGCCCGGGCTTACACCTTCCGCCAGCACTACGCCAGGGTAGTTGTCCAGCAGCCCATCCGCCACAATCCGCTCAAGGTCCTGCTGTGCCCGCTTGAAGAGGACCTCCCCATAGGTGGTCTGGTCCTTAAACCGTTCAGTGGTGTGTTCATCGAGAATGAAGCTGGCTGCCATATCCGCCGCAATGGAAGCAATAATCGGCGGGGTAGAAGCGAGGGGCACAACATAGCGCTTGGAAAGGTATGCGTCTATGCGTGCCCCTGCCTTTTCGATATACGGGATTATCGCCTCATCCGGTTCGTTAGCCAATAGCTGCGTCAGCTTTCGCACGTTATCTGGCGAGCAGTACATTATTGCTCACCACCTTAAGCCGCAACGGTAGCCACCACAATCCACTCAGGATACCTCACGTAAGGCAGTCCAGCACGGCCCACCTGCAAGAGCACGCCGGGCGGGTTGGGCGGCTGGGTCTCCACCGAGCGGCTCCAGATACCTGGCTGGCCAGCGGGATGCTCGCCAATCACGAAGTCGGTGCGGCCAAGAGGCTCGCCGGCAGCCGCTTTGCAGCATATGACCACCTTGTTGTCGGGAATCATCTTCTTGACAGTCTTAACAAGCCCTTGGCCGGTAATTACAATGGGCGAACCGGTAATGGTAGCGCTGATATTTCCGCTCTTGGTAATCTCAATGCTCTGGTCTTTCTTCGGCTCTTTCGGAGTCAGGGTAATAGTAGCGCTGGATACAGTGGCTCTTACTGGCATGAAAGGATTACCATTTATAAAGTTCGCAAGGTTAATAGCTACTTTATTTGCTGTATCCCCGGCCACCGCAGTATAAACCCCGCTGCTCACGCCGCCAATGATAAGCTCGATAGTGTCGCCTTCATTGATGGTCGTTGCGGTTACCTTCACAGTCGCAGTCGGCACGGTAGCAGGAGTGAGCTCCTCGTAAACGGCGTCCTGTACTACAACTTCTAGCCCTGCAATCCTGGCGAGCTCCCCGTTTTGAAACACCACAAAGCCGGTATCTCTTGCCGATTCACCGCGAGCAATCACCTGGGCGTTGCGGCTGAGCTTAGAGCGCATTACAGAAGTCATGATGATATGGGTTGGCTGGACCTTACCATTGTTGTAAATGAGCTGCTTCCAATCCTCGATGTCGTCGATTGGCTTAGCATTGGCCAGGTCGGTCCAAGCAGTAGAAGCAGTCACAAAGTGTTCAGCCGGAATGCCTGCCGAGACGTTGACCGTTTGCTCAGTTCTCGGGTCAGTGTAGTTAATACCCCCAAGAAGCATCTGGCTGCGAAGGAAGTCAAAAAGCAGGTCGTTCCTGGCCACCAGGCGCTTCATGGTATCGGCCACAATTTGCTTGCCATACTTCTCGTTTAAGGTTCCGGGCTGACGCAGGTTGTTGATGGTGTTCTGGTCCAGGTAGTCAGATTCACGGCTATAGACCGGGGTCACATCCATCGATTGGACGTTAGCCCTATCTGCAAAGAAATCAGGTTTCTTAGGGTCCACGATAGGAGCAATGCCCACTCCGTTGTAGACTCTCTCAATCTTCACGCTGTAGTTAGGCACGTTGCGGCTAGGGAAAAACTGCCCAACCGTGGTATCAAAGTTCTCAAAAGTCTTAGCAAGCTCGGTTAAGACAGTAAACTCAAGAGCAGTGAGTTCGGGCATTACTTATCAGCTCCTTTCTTCAGTTCTGGAACTACATCGCCGTAGATTTCGGCGGCGCTACCAGGTTTTACGCTCTCCTGAGCGCCTAACTGGGCAAACTTTATCCTGCTGCTCTCCGGCAAAGCTTCCAGTAGCTCAAAGATAAGGTCAGAGAGTTTAGCAGTCTTGTCTTCGGCAAGCTTAATGGTCTCGTCAGCCGGCAAGGCGAGTAATATCTCCTTAGCCTTGTTGCACATCACGGGCGGGATACCCTTCGCCACAAGCTCGGAAAGGCGCTTTTCGATTTCCACCTTTCTGGTCTGGGCTTCGGCAGCCTTCAACCTCGCCTCAGTTTCGGCCAACTTCTGCTTCATAGCCTCGATTTCCGCAAGGTTAACCTTCACATCGTCCTGCAAATTCTTATCCTCCTTTTTGCCACCAAACAGTTTACCAATCTGCTCGGCGAGCTGCCTCAAAAGGCTGTTGTTCTCCTGTAAAAGTTCTTTAGTTTCCACTTCGTTATCCACCTCCGCATAGTCAAGGTAAATAGTGTCAGGCGGGTCGGATAGAACCCTCGCCTCGGGTAACCTTGTCAAAAACGGCTCATTAGTCAGGGCTATCGCGGTGAGCACCGGGCCCTTACGCTCCCCGGTCTCCTTGTCCACATAGTCCGGGGTATACTCGGCGCTGGCAAAGCGATAGCGGCCAGTCTTGACCATTTCCAGCACTTCCGGCGAAGTGGGCTCGGCTATGGCATAGAGCACGCCGTTTTCTTCCACGATGTCCTTAACCCAAGCTTCCGCCGGCGCATCCCCAAACGTGGCCTTGTGTCCAGCATCATGTCCAAGCCGCACGAATACGGGGCGTCCAAGTACCCCTTCTTTGAAGTTCTTGACCATCTGGGCAAAAAGCTGCCTATCGGCTTTTATCTCGCCGTAGATAGGATGTTTCCACCTACCAAGACGGAAGAAGGGTATCTTCAGCAGCCCTTGCTCGGCCAGCTTTTTACCCTCATCATCAACCCGGACAACCTTGCCGTTTTTGTACTCGTATTTTCCCCCGAGCAGTCGCGAAGCCGCAGAAGCGATGCGTTTGCCAATGACGGCCCACTCCTCGGGAGTATAGCCGCCGGCTTCCCGCTGACCTTCGTGGTTGAAGTAAGCAACTGCTGGTCTGATGTGGCCCTCATCTATCGGGTAAGCGTAGTTAACCGGGTCGCCGTATTGGTCCGGGTCACTTGGGTAGCCCTTGGGCGGCGTAAGGTGACCTTTGCCCTCTTTAAAGGAGATGCCGTATTTCTTGGCCCGGGCCTCGGCTTCCTTGCGCAGTTTTTCCCGCTCGTCGCTCACTTACTTCACCTCCTTTCAATCTATCCCGCCGGCCCGCCACCCCTTGGGCAGCGGCACCACATTGGACCAGTCCAGCGTTTCAGGTGTGATGTATTCTGGCTGATAGCGCGAATAGATAGGTGTCAGCACTGACCTGCACCTCCCGTGGAGCGGGGGAGTGTTATAAGGTAGTGCCGGGTCGTCTATGGCCATCACCAGCCCGTGCCTGGAGCGGCACTGGGGCGAGGTGCGGGAATCCATAACTGCCGAAAAGCGAACATAATCCACCTTAGCCTCTTTGAATGAAATCAACCTTCCACGGTTATAGGCGTAAGTCGTTTCGGTGGTCACGATAAGGCTTGCTCTATCCCGGGCAGAATTGAGCACTTTAGCGATTTCCTCCTCGGCTTCTTTGCGAGGCAAGCCACCAAGGTGGCTGATAAGCACCTTTTTTACGGCGTTGATTAGGTCGCTCTCAAATACACCAGATAGGACCAGTTGCCTTGCTTCCAAGGCACGCATGGCCTGGACCGGCATCACCTTGATGTCGCCTTCGTAGTTGAAGTTGAACTCCGGCAGCTCATAATCCGCCAGTTCCCTCCGTCTGGCAGCAGCACATAACTTTTTCCCGTGTGCCCGGCCTGCGGCAAATACTTTCCCCACGTGCTCGGCCAGTATCTTGTATAGCGATAGCCTTGTCGTAGGGTGCCACTTTTGTATCTCAGCTGCCTTACCCCAGGGCAAGTGGGCCAGAGCCTCGCTAAGCCAACGGGCTATCTTCTTCAGCACCTCTTCTTCGGCTTTGTCCAGTTCCTTTGCAAACTTCAACTCTAAGTCATCTCTCATTCCTCACCACCTTCCGGTGCACGCAGGTAGCGGGGGAATGCGTCTATCGCAGCCTGAGCCACTACCGAAGCAGGTTCCCGGTCAGGGAGCCCCAGTTTAGAGCGGGCCCACCGCAAATCCTCGGCCACCTGCGGGTCCAGGAATCCAGCATCCACGAGCTGTCGAAATGCCTCGGCGTAAAGCTTCATGCTTTCCGCATCTGGTGGCTGCTCCGTGAAGGTACCGTAGTCCGTCTGCGGGCCAAAATTGTAGTCAATAAGCCTGCGGATAAGCTGCTCCAGCAGGTTCTCGGTGAGGTCCTGGTATATCGCCCTGGCCGCCAGGTAGAAAGCATCAAAATGCGATGCCCCCAGGGCATAGGACCCAGTGCGCATACCCTCGTCTATGACCAGGCTGGGGATTAATAACCCCCGGCAAATCATCTTGTTGAGGTACTGGATGGCCTGGCTAAAGGCTTCGCCAACCCCGGCTCCGCCGGTAGTGAGCGCCTTTATATCCGGTGCCTGGTCAGCGCTTTTCGCGAACGCCAAAGCTGTACCGTTTTGGAGGTTTGCCAGCACCTTTACGGCGTAGTCGAGCTGATGAATGTCCTCACCGGTTTCCGGGTCCTTAACCTCGGCGTCCGGGACCACGGCCACCACCAGAGGAGTGCCGAATTTGTCCAGAGCACGGCCCCACATCTTTAAGAAGGCATCCTTTAAAAGCCAATTTTTTCGGATGCGCTTAAACAGGCTTTGACCATAGAGGTTCCCGAAACGCCCGCCTCTAACTAAAAGCACCGCCTTGTCCGGCGGTATAACAGCTTCCTGGGCTGCAAATAGCCGCCTTTGCACTATCTCCTTCAGGTTGCCACTATCGTCTACCCGGAAGGAAATCGTGGCCGGGTGGTAAGTGGCCAGTTTTTCGAGCTTTACTGTTGTGCCTTCCGGGTTCCAGACTATCTCGGTCACCGAAAACCCTGCCCAAAGGTAAGAAAGCATATCCTCCAGCGTTCGTATAAATGACCCTTTCATCTGCTCAAGGGCATCATGGACGAATTGAGCTATCTGCGGGTTTTCGTGGTGGTACTCGCCCAACATGGTGAGCACTACAAGAACCAGAAAGTCAAACGCAGCGCCTACGGTTTCGTCCGTGTCCAGCATCCGCTGGTACTCTTGGACGCTGATGCTATCGGGGTTGAAAACAGTGCCGTCAATCTGAGATAGAACCCAGTTTAGCTGGCTGCCTAATTGACCAGATTGTACACTCATAAAATCACCACGCTATGCCGGCTATGCTGTTCCGGCCTATTATTCTAGGAGCCGCCTTCAAAGTGAGCGACTGGGTTGGCGCAAAAGCAAGCATAAGGGCATCGGCTTTATCGGGGCTGGGCAGCCCTCGTTTTCGCATATCTTCTTTGCTCTCAACCTGTATGCGGCCCCTGCTGTCGAACTTATACTTCAAACTTGCGAGCTGAGAAGCCAGCTCATCATCCGGAGGGATGGCAATATCGCCAACCTGAAATCTTTCTCGTAAAGCCCAGTACCATTCGGCCCTCTTATTAACGAACCGCTCTTTATCTTGGGCCGCTTCGCCGGCATTCATTTCCTGAACCGGATAACGCTGCTCTTTTAGACGGTCTGCCACACCAGCCCCAAGACCGATTACATCTACCTTGGCAACTTTAGCCCCAGTTTCTCTTAAAGCATTGATAACCGCGCCGGTGACTTCCATTGTGTCCTGGCCACGAAGCTGGGCAATAACTTCAGCTTTACTGCCCTGGCGCAATATGATAACTGTAGTATCCGTGCCATAGCGGGCAACGTCTACGCCGAGCTCTACCGGTTCTCCGCGCGGCGTCATTTGCCACCTTTGCTGTGCCGCTTCAATCCAGGCAAGTGGGATAAGCGTATCGTCGCCTTGTTCCGGGAATTCTCCCAGCACTCTGCTGTACCACAGCGGGCTATCTTCCCCCCACTTGAGCCGCTTCTCTTCTACCCATTCCGGGGTAACTAAATAAGGCCGGATAATCTTTCCAGCCTTAAGATTAGGACTATCGAACGCACTAATGTGTATCTTGTGGTACAGGGGCGACCGAAAGGCATTGTAAAATTCACCGGAAAGCTGTGTCGGGTTCCCGATAAGCAAAAGCCTTGCTCCAGGGCTTGTAAGAAAACCTTCCGCTGCTTCAAATATGCGCTGGGCAACGCCGCTGGCCTCGTCCACTATCAGCAGGATATGCTCGGCGTGAAATCCTTGGAACCGCTCCGGCTTGTCGGTCGATAACCCCAGGGCAAACCACTGTTTTCCGAGTTCAATCTGCGTTTGTAGAACCTTACCCCCAAGCGGATACTTTGAACTGGCATGTGCAGCTGCTATTTCTCGCCAGAGCAAGTTTTCCACCTGGTGCCATGTAGGAGCGGTTGTTATAAAATTGCTGTTTTTGTGGCAGTATAGAAACCACAAGGCCACCCAAGCAGCTACCCTGGTCTTTCCTACGCCATGGCAGGCCCGGACGGCCACACGTCGATGGTCTCTAACTGCCTTCAGGATTTCCTCCTGCTTTTCCCATGGGTCACCGCCAAGTACCTTGGTGACAAAGAATACTGGGTCCCTTTTTGCACGGTCGAGGAGAATTCTTGCTTCGGCTTTATTCATCTTCATCCGATGCCGCTGCCTGCACCAGCTCCGCCCAAGTTGCTACACCATCGGCCAAACGGCTTACTGGGTCGTCACCAAGGAGCTCGGCTTTCTGCTTCAATTGCTGACGGACTTCCGACGCAGTTACCGCAAGCAGCTCCACCAATACCCTGGGGATTTTGCCCCTCTCTTTTATAAGGTCCGCCAGCCACGCCCTAACCGCCTGATGTAGCTCGTAGCTGTCCTGGGCAATTGAATCCAGCATCTGGAGGTCGGATAAGCATTTTTTAACCGAAGTCTGCATTTGCTCTTGGCTTTTACGATATTGCTCCCGAGCTTCAGCCCTAATATCGAAGTGCTCTTGCATGTGCCTCCAGATGGTCACATGGGTTATCTTTTCACCGTAACGTTCAAGTAATCTTGCAGCTGCGGCTCTCGGGCTTAGCCCTTCGTCTTTGCACCACTGCTCTATTTCCACCCGGTGCGGTGAGTTGCAGACCCGGCACCGGGCCGAATATCCCACCGGCATACCGGGCACCTCCTGTTTCAGTTAACGTTAATTTCGTTAACGTTAATGCTGTTAACGTTAAAAACCCCCTTCACCCTTTAGGTGCAGACCGTATGACACGCCGTGCAGAAATCTTTTCTTTTGCCCGCCTGACATATTCCTGGACCGTGGCCTTGCTCACGCCCATATACTTTGCAGTCTCCCCATATGAGAGCCCTTCACCTACCACCATCAAAAACGCCTCCCGCTCTCTTTCGCTCAAAATATCCAGCGCCTCCAGTATTTGCAGCCTAACTTTCTCTACTTTCAATGTCGGCTCCGGTTGTGGTTGATAACGTAACAATGTAATAGCCTTCTGCGGGTCAATCGGAATATAGCGGCGGGGGCGGCTCGGCTCTGGTGGATAGCCGGTCACCATATACTCAATCGTCCACTCCAGGTCACGCTCCATGCCACGGAGGAGCGATAAATCACGCTCACGGCCTTCTTTCTCCGCCCTGCGGATAGCCTTCCTTACCAACGCCAGTGATTGGCAATACTCTTCCACAAGTCCCCGGAGCTCTTCTCTCAACATTCCCACCTCCAATCAATCAAAAAGGCCGACACTCTGGCACATAGCCAGAAATGTCGGCCTCCCGATATTCGGGTCAGCCAAGATTTACTTTTCTTTGGTCTCCTGTTTTTGTTCCGTTACCCAACCGTCCTGGATTTCCACCCTTACGAGCCTTCCTCCTTGGATAACGAAAGTGACTTTGCCGTAGCTTACGGCATCTATCTTATCGGGTCTCGCATTGACCTCGGAGATTATCTGTTTGCTAACTTTCATGTCCATTCTCGAATAATCACCTCTGTTCTTGGGGCTTGCGGGTCAATTTTGAATTCCGGCTGCGGCAGCCTTAACACCTCAGCATTATCCTCGGCGATAATCCCAGCTTTTCTAAGTCCGTCAAGGATAAATTTGCCCACGTAGTTATCCGGGTCCCTGCGTCTCTTATCGCGGAAATAATACGTGAGTTTAACTTCCGCCTTTTCAAAGCGCGGTATGTTAAACGATAAGGCCAATAGTTTCAGGTTCCGCGCCATTTCTTCAACTTCCTGGTGCCTAATCCTCCAGTGCTTGCGGGTCCAGACATTTAGGCTTGGTGGCAAGGTTGGAATTGAAATCCATACCTGGCAGGGCGGTCCCGGGTAAACCTTCGCGTCCCAGGTGTTATGCTCCATGTTTAACCTCCGCATAGATTACCAACCTGCCCGGGCTTATACCGTCATATCTTTCCTCATAGCGCGGCCTTCTCACGAGCACCTTAATCTTTTTCGCTGCTTCGCGTTCTCTGTCTCGCCTTATGCGCTCTTCTTTGGCCTTCCGGCCTGGTCGTTTATGCTGTGCAGGCATGTCTACCGCCTCCTTGTCGGGTGATATTCGATAACGCCAATTGTGCAAAGCCCCACTTCCCGGACCACCTGGGCGATAACATCAAGGGGAATGCCGCGCACGCAGTCGTCCATCGCTTTGTAAAGATAGGCCAGGGCCATCCTGGCCCATTTAATCCTGTCTTTAGGCCGATTGAGGTTTACCCAGTTCTCGATAATTTCCTCAAGCTTTCCTGCCATGGCAGCAAGAATCATAAACTCTTCCCGCTCCGCTCGGTTCATGTAGTTCTTTCTGGTCGGTTGCTGAGGTTGTGGCCCCGCAGTTTTTTTCTTCTCCCGCTTTTCCTGCCGCTTAGCCGCAAGTATCTTCTCCAGCTTTTCCAGGTCTATCGGCCCTTCCAGTGCTATTTCGTTTCTCGCTTCAAGAATTTCCCGCAGCGTAGCCACCGCTTATCACCTCAACCTCGGGTCTCCCGGACCGAGGTACAGCCCTCGGTCATTCCCCGTGGTAAGCACCTCAAGAACCCGCCTGGCTATCGTGGCATCCCGTATCGTCTCATCCCATACTGGAATGCCCTTAATATGCCTTAAAAAAGCTAGGTCGCTTTCCGCAGAAACAGGTGGGTATCGCAGTCATAGCCATAGCCATCCAGTATAATTTGCCAGAGCTGCCCTTCCAGGGTATTTTGCAAAGCTATCAAGACTACCACCTCGCTTAATAAGCTCGATTGAAGCATCTCCGCAGCGCAGGTCTGCGGTCGAAACAGTCACGCGGTATTTTCCGGTATGGACCGTAATAAACCGCTCATGGACAAACTCGATTAAGCCAGTGTAAGTGGTCATGCCTTTTCCGGTGTAGCTCCGTATCTTTGCCCGGACCTTATCTCCGGGCTGAAAAAGCTCTATAACTTCTCCGCTCACTATTTAACCCTCCTCAATTCATATTCCGCCCAGCGGAAATTAGCTTGAAACTCATTTTTTCGGCACTCTTCCGTCTGGCGTGGTGTTTCTTTAGTCAGCAATCCATCGAAAAACACGATAGCAATACCGCGCTCGTAGTCGATACAAAAGTCGTTAAACCCCGCAGCCTCCAGTCTCGCCGCTATATCACCCCAAGCAGGCATCACTTAACCCTCCTCAACCTGCGGTCCGGCCCACCAAGTTTAAGAAACTCGCAGAACCCGGCCAACCTGCTGGCTATAGCCGGACCAAAGTTATCAATCCCAAACCGCTCCTCTATCTCCGGCAGGTCAAAGTTTGAGCTTATCACAATTGGCTTACCAAGCCGCACCCTGGCGTCTATCACATAGTAAAACCGCTCCGGGCCCCACTCAGTGCGGAAACTTTCTTTTCCCATGTCGTCCCATAGCAGCACTGGCACATGGATATAACGGTCCAGCACCCGCCATTCACTCTCCTGGGTATTTTCGTCGTATGCCGCACGCAGCTCCATGAGGAAATCAACCGTGCGAGCATACAGGCACCGGATACCCATGCGGCAAAGCCGGTGAGTGAGGGCATGGAGGGCGTAAGACTTGCCTGTTCCGTTCCCCTGTGGGTTATCAGGGCTCTTGTCGGCGGAAATGTATATTCCTCGCCCCTGTGTTGGGTCCCACTCCATAAGCCGTCGGTAAACCGCCCGGTTATGCTCATCTATCACCGCCGCCTCAAAGGTGTGCTCAAGCTCAATGCCTACCAGCCCGCTCTTTTGAAGGAGCTCGCGGTAGCGAACCTCCCGAAAGCAGGCACTAACGTCGTACATAATGCGATGCGGCTTAGGTTCCCAACGTTCAACTGTCCTTTGCCCGTTTTTGCAGTCCTCGCACTTGCGGAAGTAGTCGTCTTTCCATGGGCATTCCTTGGGGTCGTGTATGGTCTTATTGACCACCGGAGACCGCTCCATAATCTCGCGGCGGCGGGCTATTTCTTCCTGGATTTGCTTAAACCGCTCCTCAAAGTCATAATCAGCCTTCGGTGTTCTGGTAGAGGGCCGCGAAGCGGTTCCTTCTGGCTTCGTCGAGTGACTTGGTAACCCCAGGCTTGATAAAGCTTTGCTGATATGTTCCATTGCCACGGTTCACCTCCTCAGCTGGCGTATACTCATCTTCCCAGCCTTTCGCATTAAGCCATGTGGCGGGATAAGGGATATACTTACCCCCCTCTTTTTGCCAGTCGTAGCTGGCTTTAGCTCGTTCAAGGCCGACGAGAATCGCCGCAAATAACTCATCATTTGGGCGTAGTCTGGCCCATACCCGCTCAGCCTGGCCTTTATTCTTTTTGCGCGGATACAGCTGCCAGAACTGGTCGAAAAGTTGTTCCTGCTTCTTGCTGGTAAAAGGAGGTCTGGGCTTATTTGGCTTTTCTCCTGCTACTTCCAATAGATTTTTGGCCTGCTGCTCGCCTGGCGTAGCAGTCACCATTTCGGCCTCTACGCTTCCGCCAGGGTCTTGGCCCGCTTCGTTGGTTAATTGCTCATCCGGTTGGACAGTCACCTTAACGGCCTCTACGTCATCAACCGGATTATTTACAGCAGGAGATTGGCCGTTGCCCGCACGCGCATCGTCGTCAGGCGATGCGCAAGTAAGTAAATTATTATTCTCTGGTTTGGTATGGTTAGGTAAGGTTAGGTTAGGTACGGTAGTGCCATTCGTTGCGCATTCGTTATGCGTAACGAATGCATTCGTTACGCATTCGTTACTTTTCTTTTCTCTCCATCTTCGAGCCCTTTCTGAGTTGGCTTTCCTTTTATCAATCAACCGGCCTGCGTAATCATCCCAATCGTGAATAAGTAGCTTGTCATTGACCTGGTCCAAGAAACCTGCTCTAATCAGAGCTTCCACAAAAGCCTTAGCATCTCCATCCCACAATGCGGCGTCGGCTATATCTTCAGGCTCATATCGGCTTAAATCACCATCCTGGGCATAATCCAGTGCCCACCACCACAGGTAGTGTAAGTGGCCAACAGCAGCCGGCAGAGAAACTCCTAAGTATCTTGCTAACCTCCTGGTCTTTGGGTGTTGCCCCAGTGTTTGATGACTTTCTATCCACGCCATTCTCGTGCCCCCTTATTCCAGGGCCTTCTTCAGGGCACTTATCAAGGCGTTTTCATTGGCTACAGTTCCGGCAGCGATGGTTCCTCCGAAAGGTGACAGCAGACCAGCCGGCCACCCGTTAAACTCAACGTACATATGGAACGGCGGTATAGTTAAGACATTGTAGTCCTTGGGCGAATTATGCCCGTTAAGAACAATCTTCCAATTATCGTCTATCTGACGCTCCCATACCCCCGGCAATCTGCACAAGGGTGCTACGCCGTCTTTGATTGCTAATTCAGCCGCTAACGCAAATACTTCCAGCATGATACCATCCCCCTTACGCTATCCTCACCTTGCTTCCATCAGGCCCTTTAGTTACCTCAATCCTCTGCGGCAGTGCATCCTGCAGCTCAGCTATGTGGGTTATCACCAGCACCTTTCCAAACTCCTGAGCCACGGTCTGGATGGCCTGCATTACCGCCTGCCGGTTGGCCTGGTCGCAGGCCCCCAGTCCTTCGTCAAGCACGAACAGCTTTATTTCCGCTCCAGCCCGGTGGGCCAGAAACTTCGAGAGCGCTACTCGCAGGGCCAGGTCCACCATGAAACGTTCAGCGCCGGAGTATGTCTGATATGGCCGCTCAATACCACCGTCCAGTACCGTAATCCGAAGGACTTCCTGCATGGTGCCGGTGGTCTTGCCCTCGGCCTGGGTATCTAACCGTACTGCCAGCCTTCCGCCGGCCATGCGGGAGAGTATATCATTAGCCAACCGCTCAATCTCCGGAACTGCGTTTTCGACCACCAGGGCGGGAACGCCGCCTTTTTTGCCGCACGCCTGGTCAAGGACCTCGTAAACGGCCAGCTCTTCTTTAAGCGCCTGGGCTTTTTTCTCATGCTCGGCCAGCTCGACTTCTGCCTTAGCTACCTGCTCCAGGGAACTTTCAATTCTCCCCAACTCGGTTCGGAGGGCTGCTTCCTGGCGGCGCAGGTCGTTGAGCTGGCTCTGCACTTGGGAGAGCTCCAAGGCTATTGGTTTTAGTGCCTCTATCTCCTGAACAATGCTGGCCTCACGAGCTTTAAGGTTATCGACCTCAGCGGAAAGGTCCCGGTTCTTTTGCTCCAGGGCGGCAATATGGTCCTGGAGCTCCGCTATCCTTGCCGTGAGCATCGCCACCTTTTCCGCAGCGGCGTCCAATTCTGCTTTAAGCCGTGCCGTCTTCCGCACATCTTCCAGGGCAGCCTTGGCGGCTTTATGGGCTTCCTGGTCATATTCCAGCGATACTAAGGTTTGTTCTAGCTTCGTACGTTGCTGGGTGTAAGGGTTGGTCTGGGCTCTTAACTGAGCCAACCTTGCTTTGACCTGAGATAATAGCTCCGAAGCTTTTCTGGCCGAGGCCAGCAAAGGGCAGGCGCTTTTGACTTCACCTGAGCATGGAACATTTCCTAAAAGCCCAGCCTGTTTGGCTGCGCTTTCGGCCTGGGCCTCCAGCCTTGCCACTTCTGCCGCCATCTTCTGGTTCCACGCCGCTTCCTGCTGCTGAAGCTTTGCTATTTCTCCTTGGAGCTTCATGTATTCCTGGGCCTGGCGGTCGAATTCGGCCACGTCCTGAGCTATCTCTGCTTCCATTTCCACGGCAGCCTCAATCTCTTCCCTGCGTGCCAGGATGGTTTCAGCGGCTTTAATTTGTTGTTCAGCCTGGGCTATTTGCTGGCGGGCCTTTGTTATCTCCTGGTCGTTGGCCTGTATTTCCGCTAAAGCCTTTTGCATTGCCCTGCGGGTGTCGGCCAGGGTTTGCTCCAGGACGGGCTTTTGTTTTAGCTTGGCTTCCAGGTCAGTCGCTTTTGAAGATATATCCTCGACCTGGGCGGCCATGGTGCCGAGTTCCTGGTTGATAGCCGCCTGCCGGCTAACTAGCCCGTCCTTTTCGCTTACCAGCTCCATAAGCCGCTTGCGGTTGAGCTCCATGGCCTGAGCCTCAGCTTTAAGCTGCCGTACCTTCTCCCGGGCCCGCTCCTGCATCCGGTCCCAGAGGTCTAAACCCAGGATGCGGGCCAAGGCTTCCTTCCGCTCCTGGTCGGTCATATTGGCCGTGAATGCATCCGCCTGCCCCTGGAGCACCAGGGCACTGGCGGTGAATGTCCGGTAGTCCATGCGAAGGGTTTCCTCGATAACCTTCTGTGTCTCGGCCAGGGTCTTACCGGATAGAGGCCGCCAGTTTTCGCCATCCAGGATGAAGAATTCCAGTGTGCTCTTGTTTCGTGCTATACTCCTGCCCCGCACTACCTTGTAGGTGGCTCCGTTAAGCCTGAACTGCACCTCAACGCGGGCCTCTTTTTCGCCTCGGGTGACGTAGTTATCGAGCTCTTTCGTTCCACCCCTTGTGCCCTGCCCGAAGAGCGCCCAAGTAAGGGCATCGAGTAAACTGCTTTTACCGGCTCCGTTCTCGCCCACAAGTGCGGCACAGGTAATAGGAGAGAGGTCCACAGTTTCACGTCTATAGCTAAGGAAATTCTGTAGGTCCAGCAATACCGGTTCCATCTACGCCACCTCCTTTATAAGGCCCTCGGCTGCGGCTATAACTTTGGCCTTTAGTTCTGGGCTGATGTCATCACGCAGGGCCAGCCACTTCTTCAAGGCTTCGATAGGAGACGTGCTCTCATTGATGCTGGCCTCCCGGCTGCGCTCTGAACGAATTATGTCTGGATAAATGCCGGCCAGCATGAATGCTCCGGCCTCGTTAATCTTCTGGGCTATCTTTGTATGGTCCATGAACTTTGCATCTTCTTCGGTGCAACGGTATTTCACCCGCACCACGGCATCCTTTACGAGCTCGGCCATACGCTTTTTATCGTCCAAGGTGTTTGGCGGTAAGTTGTTGAGGTCCAGGGTGACGAATTTCCGGGCCGGCAGGGGAATAAATTCTGCTTTTTGGGTGTCAAGGTCGATGACATAGCACCCCGGTTGGATGCCCTCTTCACCGAAGTCGTGTCGTTCAAAAGTCCCGGTGTGCAGCACCAGGGGGTTGGTAGCCAGCACCTGCGGAGTGTGGATGTGGCCCATTACCACGGCCTGAACCGGGAGGCTTTGCAGTTCTCCGAGCGGCAATGTTGGCTCAGTGGCAGCCAGGACATTCCCGGCGGCTAAACTGCACCCCGAAATCGCCCAGTGGCCCATTATCACGGTAGGCTGGGGTTTCCAATCCATAGCCTGGGCAACGAGGGCACGGGCTACTTTAATGAGTTCCTCGGATAGCTCCTGGGCGGCAGCAGCCGGGTCCCCGTTGGTTTGTGGAACCTTGACCGAAGGTAGCACCACCACGTTGAGCCCGTCGAGCTTAACCCAGCTTGGCTTAGTTATCCCCCAGCGCATTCCGTCAGGAGAGAAACGAGCCACCACGTCCACTGGCGACGGTTGGCCAGGACCAAGCAGGTCATGATTGCCGGCACACCCCACGACGGAAATTCCGAGCTGCTCCAAGCGAGAGAATAACTCGACCACTTCCAGCACCTGCGCTGGTGCCGGCCTCGAATTCGGGAAGAAGTCGCCCGGGAAGAGGGCGACGGCCACGTTATGGACCATCGCCACGTCCGCCAGGGCGCTGGCAGTTCTGCGCCAGTCATGGAGCCGGGAAGGGGTACCGTCTTCTAGAGTTCGGCTGTAGTTGGGCCAGAAGCAATGGAGGTCGGGAGCTGCAAGGATTTTCATGCCTTAGCACCTCCATTGCTTTGGCATTTGTAGCACAAGGCCCTACCGTACTTCTGCTGGCTATATTGAAGGACTTTCTCGGTTATGCCGTTTCCGCATACTTCGCAATAAGCCACTGCCTTGCCGTTCTTAGCTGTTGCCTTGGCAGCTGTAGGCGGGGAGGGCGCAGGAGCTCCCGGGAATAATCCCATTTGTCCCTGGGCAGTTTGTTCCTCCTGTTGCGGCTGTTCCTGAGCGCTCGGCTGCTCCTCTTCTTGGGACTGCGAAGCTTCATTTTCAATGAAGGCCGCATCCTCGACCGCATAAGGGGTATCGTCGTCAATGTCAGGCCCGGTCAGAGCAGGATGAGAGCCAGAGAAAGGCGAACTACCGCTACCCGGGCCGAGTGCCGGCGAAGTCGGTGCCGATTGGCCGAATAAAGTCGCCATCGCCTGGATGCCATTTTCAATGAGAGCCTTTCTAACCTCGGGGTCTGAGTAGTCAGGGGAAAAGTCTATGCGCGGCACAATGAAGGGCTTCTCCAGCTCTTCGCGGGTATATTGCGACTTCATGCCCAGGGCCGCACGAATGACCCTGAGCATAGCCCCGGTTTCCGCCCGCATGAGCTTGTTCTTGCGCCACTGTATCATTGCCGCCTTGGTCTGGGCCTGCGCCCACTGCTCGGGCGTCATACCCTTCAAGGCAGCCTGCTTCTTAGGGTCGGAAGCATATTCGAGGGCTTTCTTGAGGTTAGCTTCGTAGGTTTCTTCCTCAATAACGGTGAGGTCAATTTCTTTCGTGGCAACAATGGGCTGCCATGAACCATCGGGGAGGCGCAGGGCCCCCACGGCCTTGTAAACCACATAGTCCTTCTGGATGACCTGGGGGCCGCTTTCCCTCCAGTTCCAAACGATGCCGGCAGCAGCAGCGATGCGCATGAGAGCCGGTTTTCCGAGAGCGAAGATGTCTTCTGCAGCTTTTTTCTGCTCATTCCAGCGGCTGCCGACTTTATAAACGTCTCCATAGTTGGGGTCTGGGTTAACGGTGACAATGGATGTTCTCGCAACGTGCCAGGGCGAGACTTGTTGAAGATACTGGGTTGGCACGAGCACATTGGCTTTGCTGGCATCGATTTGCATGGTAGAATTGTTAACGGACATCTATACCGCCTCCTTGATTTTTCTCAATCTGCCTTAGTTCGTTTATCTCGTCCTTTACGGCCCAGCCGAGGTAAAAGATGAGCGCCATAAGGGGAAGAAATAAGATTTCTCCTCCAACTGTGCCGTCTCTGTTTGCTAGTACCTGTAGGCTCATCATGAAGAAGTGCCATACCAGTCCGCCGGCAATGAAGGCAACTACTATGTGAGATAGCTTACGAAACATTTACGGACCTCCTTTTGTCAGTCCACTTCACAGCCGTTGCGCCGCAGCCACTCGATTATCTCATCCCGCTTTATCACTCCGCCTTCTGCCGGCACTTTGGCGATAAAGTCCCACTTAAACTGCTGGTAGTGTTTCATGGCCAGTTCCTTGTTTCCAGTGACGGCATAGAGGATGTTGAGCGCCAAATCAGCCGGTCCGCTTCCTCCATAGCCCCACTCGAAACCAGTTGGGCTATGGTACACTATGGCGTGAGGCACGTTAGCAGTAGCACACCCATTCACACGGCGCAGGATAATGTCGCCGCCATCGTAAAATCCGCCGGACTCTCTGGCTTCTTCCTTGACTTTCTCTGCCTGGACCTTTGCCCAGCAGACTGGGCCAAACCGTCGTTTAACACTATCGGGGTCTTTTAACGGCATGTTGCACCTTGTGCACGTAGCCATAGGTTAACTTCCTCCTTTTTGGTAATGGCCAGGATTTTCTCTGGCTCAACCTGTGGATTCTGTGGATTATAGTCCAGGAGCACCCGCAGGGCCTGGACCATCCTGGCCATGTCAGGCTCATATTCAGCTTTGTAGACCAACCCTTTTGGCTGTTTCATTCCCTGCGAGCCTCCTTTCCGACCGTGCCCCTTGCTTTTACCGCCAGATTGCGGTAAAATGGGGCTAAGGGAATTTTTCCAGCGGCTCTAAAAAGAGCCATTTCTTTTTTGCCGGGGTTTTACATAGCCCCGGCTTTCGAGTTTCCGGCGGTGCTCCTGGTAAACTTCCAGGATGCTGTAGCCGTACTCCTCGCATATCACCGCCACGTAGTGGTCGATAGCCACCCGGGCGTCGAGTACCTGCATTAAGCTGTCCCATACCAACTGCCGGTGGGCTTCGTCCGCCTTGCTCGGGGCGTTGATTACGTCCGCACTGGACACCGCTTTGATAGCCTCGTTAAGCTCCTCGCAGGTTTTAGCCCATACGCTGGTCCGGTAAAGGTCCACCCCGTCGCCATCGAGCCAGGGCGTGCAGTAAACCCCTCCAGTTACTTCTTCCGCTGCTTCCATGTAGAGCTTGGCGTAGTCCAGTGCCCTTGCCAGTGCAGCCCTGATTTCCTTTGACCCTTTCCTTCGCCCGTGCTCTATATCGCTGATTAACGAATCACTTACGTAAGCTTCGCTGCCCAGGGCCTGCTGCGTAACGCCTCGCTTCAGCCTCGCCTCCCTCAGCGCCTGCCCAAAAGCCATGCCCTCACCCCCTTTCTTTGCGGAATTTACCCGGCTGTAACTCCGCGTCCACTTGAGTTAGGCTTAAAGTGAAGGTTGTTGTCTGAATGCAAGCCCTGCGGCTATCAGATGCCTTACGGCTGCGGCTAAAGTGGTGGCGTCAACCTTGTTCTCTATGCCCACGTAGTCCATGATGTCGTATGCGGTGCAATCTTCCGGGACGTGGCCGCAGCGGTTGTAGTTGGTGACCGCTACCAGGTAGCCCCGGTCGGTCTCGATGAGGTAGGTATCAAGGCGGGTGTATCTGCCGCTGATAATGAACTGGTCACCTAGCAGCTCGATTTTGACCGGCCATGTGCCGTATTCGTCCCGGGCTTCCACCGTGCCGAGAAACTGTTTTTGCTTTGTGAGGGCTTGGGCCGGAAGGGACATGGGTATCACCTCCTTATTCGTTGATGGCGGGGCTATCTACCATATTGGTAGGCTCATTGGTATACAAATCATCGACGTTTACACCCAAAATGGTTGCTATATCTGCAAGCCTTTCAGCAGTAATACGACGCTTACCGGTTTCTAAATAGTGATAACCGATGGCAGTCATATATCCTAAGGCTTGCGCCATGTCCTCTTGAGTAAGGCCTTTTTGCTTGCGAAGTGCTCTGATTTTAGCAAGGTCTATATACCGTTTCATGCTTATCGACCCCCTTCCTACCAATCTGGTAGCTTTCACTTCTGATTATAAACTACCGATATGGTAGTGTCAAGAGGAAAATTACCATGTTGGTAGAAATATTTTGTTTCCCCTTGCTCTTGTGGTAGAATAAAATTACCAAGTTGGTAAGGTGGTATGAGTATGGGTTTTGGAGAAAGACTAAAAAAGGCCCGCCAAAGGAAGGGGCTTACACAGGCTCAATTAGGCAAGCTATTAAATGTCTCCGATGCTACAATTAATAGGTACGAACGCGAGCAAAGAAAACCAGACCCCGAGATGCTCCGTAAACTCGCCGAGGTACTGGACGTATCGGTTGATTACTTGTTGAATGGGCCTAAAGCATCAGTTCATGACTTTGAAACCCTTGGCACCCACCGTACCGACGACCCGTTAAAGGAACTCCCCGAAGAGGCGCGACGAAGCTTGGAAGAATTTCAGGAGTACATTCTCCGCAAATACGGCAAAAAGAAAGATTAACGGACCTGCTACTTCGGCCAAGGGGTAGCAGGTTTCGGCTTATTTAGGACGTTCGACATTTTTCGCCATATTGTGAACGGGCAGGTGATGCTATGCCGATGGAGTTGTTTCAGCTTGCGGAACGGGAGGGGATAATCATTGAATGGTGGGATTTTGAACCCCCGCTGGAAGCTGTCTACTGGGCGGCCCCAAAGTTACCGCCGGTAATTGGGCTGGCCAACTCCCTCGACTATGCACCCAGGGCGTATTTCAGGTGTGTGTTGGCTGAGGAGTTGGGTCACCATTTTACCACTGTAGGTTGCCGTATACCTCGCACCTATTTCCACTACCGGGACCGTATGGAGGTGAGCAGAGCAGAGTATAGGGCTTTAAGGTGGGCGGCGCAATGGTTAATACCCTTGGACAAGCTTGCACAAGCGTTTAAATGGGGCATTGTTGAGGTATGGGAGCTTGCAGAGTATTTCGATGTGACGGAGGATATGGTGAGGTTTAGGTTAAGCCTACCGGATATGCTGGAGCTCCGGTTGGCGGGTTAAAGAAGGAGGTGGTCTGATTGATGAATTGGACGGCTCTTGAGCTTAAGATGCAGCGCCATCTTAAGTCGAGAGTACGTTTTAGCGTTATGGGAGATTTTTTATCCGTCCGAGACATTGACTTTTTTGGTCCTTTTTCTGTTTCTCCAAACCAGAGGTATATCTTGGCATGGTCTGATTCAGACCCTGAAAGCGGAAGAGCAGGTTGCCGAAAGAGAGGACATGGAACATACATATTGCTCGAAGACGCCCGTTTGATACTTTATGGTCGCCAGATTCAGCGACCAAATCACGGTAAAGTGGCCGATAACGGGACTTTTATCTTTAATGATTGGCTGTTTGGATTGGGAGCAAAAGGAACGTTCTATGCATTTGACCGCCAAGGGAATGTGATAATCAAAAAGAAAGTGTCAGCTAATCTATACAACAATGGCCTCTCCTCCGATGGGTGGTATGCGGTTGCTCAAACTTGTCACACAGAGAAATCATTTGGGAAGCTTTATTTTTTCGACTTAAGAGAGGGACAGCTTCTATGGGCAAAAGAACCGGAAACGGGTTGGGCCGATTCTTACGAATTTGATGTCAGCAGCAGGGTTCTCTACCTTGTTTATCGTGATGGCAAGAAATATGCTTACGGGTTTAATGGAAAGTTACTAGAAGGCTGAATAGGAAAGGAGGAGGAATGTAATGAAAAGGCTTCTGGCTTTATTGATTGGCATAACTTTAATAATGCTATTAATGGCTGGTTGTGGTGGTGAGAAGAAAGAGGCATTCAATTGGGCAGGCTCAGATGTAACGGTTGATACCGTAAAGAAGGCGCTTGAACAAAAAACGCCAGCAAAGCCGGTGTTCAGCGATACCGACTTTCCCCAAAATATTACCGATGTCCAGGTTCTCGATAACGTTGCTAAGCCGGGGCAAAAGAACATTCTAATCTACTATAAGTCAGGCACCGTTTGGGATGAAACCGACTTTGTTAAGCGGGTCGGGGGAACTGCGATACAGGTAGGCAGCGTTTTATTCACGAACCCGAAAATCGAGCAGGTGGCTTTATTCGCTCAGACAGAGATGACGGACCAGTATGGTAAAAAGAGTTTGGAAGTAGGCGCAAAGATTGTGCTCTCAAGGGAAATAGCTGAAAAAGTCGATTGGAAGGGCTTGGCGGACAGGCATACAGCAGACCCGGCCAATATATACCACCTGGCTAAAGACTACTACATTCATCCTGGGATACTTAGAAACGTGAAGCTCGATAAAGTCAAGCTATAGTCCCCATAAGTCATATTGAGGTGATGTGGTAATGAACCGAGTAGCAGTCTATGCCCGCGTCTCGTCGGAGGACCAAGCAGAACGCGGGACGATTGAAAATCAAATAGAATTTGCGGCCAAATACTGCGACCTCCACCAGCTTGAGATAATCGAATGGTATAAGGACGACGGAGTGACCGGCACTATTCCGTTGGAGCAGCGGCCTGAAGGGCAAAGGCTTTTAGAAGATGCAAAGAAGAGAAAGTTTGACCTGCTTCTCATTTACCGCCTCGACCGATTGGGACGTTCCGCGAGAATAATCTTGAACGCCGTGTACGAGCTGGAACAGCACGGCGTAAAAATCAGAAGCATGACTGAACCCTTTGACACTGGCGACCCTAACGGTCGCTTTTTACTTACGGTCTTGGCTGGTGTAGCCGACCTTGAGCGTGAAACAATCTTAGAACGGATGTGGCACGGGGCTAATAGGGCCGCCCGGGCTGGAAAGTGGCTGGGTGGGATTGTGCCCTATGGGTACCGGGTGAACGAGGACGGCTATCTTGAAATTAACGAAGACCCTCTCCCAGGTATGGATATGAGCGAGGCCGACGTTATCAGGCTTATTTACCGCCTTGTCGCAGAAGAAGGGTATTCCACTATCAAGGTGGCCGATTACCTTAATGCCCTTGGGGTGCCGCCGGCTTACGTCAAGGATGGAAGGCAGGTAAAGCGTGGCAAGCGCAAGGTAAATACTGCCGGCATATGGAGGCCCGCGCGGGTGAGGAATATGATTGTTAACCCCACCTATAAGGGCATACATTACTATGGCCGCAGGACTAATAAGAAGCGCGAGCTCATCCCCCGCGAAGTGCCGGCTATAGTGTCGGAAGAAATTTGGGAGAAAGCTCAACAGGTGCTCAGAGAAAATCAGCTGGAGGCAGTAAAAAACAGCAAGCACCGCCAGTATTTGCTTCGCGGGCTCATCAAATGTGGGATATGCGGCCTGACCTATCACGGGACGGCCTTCGGTGGTCCCGGTGGTAAGCCGAAGGTATACTATGTTTGCGGTGGAAAAACGGCTTACAGAGGTCCGCTCCAGGGTAGGTGTACGTCTAAAAACGTGCCGGCAGAGTGGATAGAGGACCTTGTATGGCAGGAGTGTGTCAATTTCATCGAAAACCCAGGGGAAGCTATCCAGGAGCTGGCGGCCACGATGGAGGTCAGAAAGTCGCAGCGGGCGGCACTGGAAGCCGAGAAGCAAAAGGCACTTATGGCCTTAAACGAAAAAGAGGCCGAGAAGCAAAGCATTCTCGACCTCTACCGCAAAAGGATTATCAGCAGTCTGGACGTAGAGCAGCAGCTCCAGAAAATCACCCAGGAAAGAAAAGCTCTGGAAGAGCGAGTGCGGGAGCTCGACCGGCAGATTGCCGCAGAGGAGACGTTGATTAATCAGTTTAACACCGCCGAGGAGCTCCTGGCGGACCTACGGGCTAAACTACATTCCGACCCTCCCTTTGAAGTCCGCAGGGAAATTGTCCGGGCCCTAGTGAAGGAAATTATCGTTGATACCAAACCAGCAGAAAATGGGCGTCCAATTGCCGTAGTTACCGCTAGATATACTTTTTCCAAGGATGTTATACGAACCGCCACGGGTTGCAGGCCCCCACAAGCATAAAGCGGGCCGGGTAGGTAATGGTGGCGCTGGTGCGGGCAATGGTCACCCGGCCGTCCTCCAGGGGCTGGCGTAACGCTTCCAGCACCGGACGGCTGAATTCGGGCATCTCGTCCAGGAATAACACGCCCAGGTGGGCCAGGCTGATTTCCCCCGGGGCCGGTACCTTTCCGCCGCCGATGATGGAGGCGGCGGAAGCGGTGTGGTGGGGAGCGCGAAATGGCCGTTCGGTCAATAGGGGCCTGTCGGGAGGTAACAGGCCGGCCAGGCTGTGAATCTTGCTTATTTCCAGTGCTTCCTCGATTGTCGGGGCGGGCAGGATTCCCGGCAGGCAGCGGGCCAGCATGGTTTTGCCGCTGCCCGGACTGCCTACCAGTAACAGGTTGTGTCCGCCGGCGGCAGCAATTTCCAGAGCCCGGCGGGCGGCCAGCTGTCCGCGCACATCGCTCAAATCACAGGCCGGTGCGGAGCCGGATGGTATGGGTGGGGAAGAATCATGTGTAATAGGTTGGATGCTGGCTTCGCCGCGCCAGAAGGAGATAAGCTGGCTGAGCGATTGGGCCGGATAGATGACGGCACCGGCTACCAGGGCGGCTTCAGCGGCGTTGGCGGCAGGTAGAATGAAGTGACGAAAGCCCGCCTGGCAGGCGCTGTGGACCAGGGGCAACACGCCGTGTCCGGGGCGCAGTTCGCCGCTTAAAGACATTTCTCCCCAGAGGACTGTATCCTGCAGACTGTCTGGTGGCACCTGGCCGGTGGCGCACAGGATGCCCGCCGCGATGGCCAGGTCAAACTGGGCGCCCTCCTTGCGCAGGTCGGCGGGGGCCAGATTGACCGTGATGCGCTGGAGTGGAAAATCGGCACCGCTGTTTTTTATGGCCGATCGCACCCGGTCCCGCGCCTCCCGGGCGGCCGTGTCCAGCAAACCTACCAGGTCGAAAGCCGGCAGACCGTTTTGAATATCTACTTCCACCTGTACGGGCTGTCCTTCCAGCCCCAGCAAAGTATAGGATTGAATAATGGCCAGCAT